GATGAACTAGGCGATAATCTGTCTGAATATGCCGGGAAGTTTGCACAGGCAGGATATTCCGCAGGTGAGTATTTCCAGCTGCTGAACAATGGCCTTGACAATGGTGCGTATAATCTGGACAAGGTCAATGATGCGATCAACGAGGTCACAAACCGCATTGCAGACGGTACGATTGAAAAGAACCTAGATTCTTATTCTGACCAAACCAAACAGTTTTTTGAAGCATGGAAAAACGGAAACGGCACACAAAAGGACGTTATTGACAGCATTGTCAGCGATATTAGCAATGCCACCACACAACAAGACAAGCTAAATCTTGCCACAACAGCGTTTGGCACAATGGCGGAAGACGGCAGCCTGAAATTTATCACCGCACTGACATCTGTCGGGGATACATACAAAGATGTCACAGGTGCAGCCACAGACTTTTACAATCAGTCTACCACCCCAGCACAGATGCTGGAAGCAAATCTCCGCACGCTGCATCAGGCACTTGTCCCCATTGGCGAATCACTTATGACTGGATTGAATACAGTTCTTCCGCCAATAACTACGGCAGTCAAATTTTTAGCAACAATTTTTGGAGCAATGCCAGATTCCATGAAAGCTTTTGTTGCAATACTTGCTGGGTTAATTGTTGCTATGGCGAAAATTGCACCGATTATTACCGCCATATCCGTAGCCAATACTGCACTTAACATCTCACTTGGTCCGGTGTTGCTGATTATTCTGGCAATTGCGGCAGCCATCGCTGCGGTGATTGCTGTTGTAAAACACTGGGATACAATCAGCGCATGGCTGTCTGACACATGGAACACGCTTGCAGAAGATGCACAAATCACCTGGGACAACATTTCTACATTCTGGTCTGACACATGGGACACGATCAAAGAAAAAGCTTCTCAGACATGGGAAAACATTTCTGAGGGGGCTGCGATTTTCTGGAACAACTTTTCTACGTTCTGGGCAAATTTCGGACTGACCATTTACACCAGCACTGCATCTGCATGGGAAAGTGTGAAAACGTATCTGTCAAGTACATGGAACAATCTGGTTACATTTGGTGCGGCATCATTTCTGACCTTGCGAAATTCTGTCAGCACAACATGGAGCAATATCAAGTCACAGACATCTGCCACGTGGGACAATGTAAAATCAACGATTTCCAATGCCATGGGAAATGCGTACAGCACAGTATCAAGCCATGCATCTTCCATGTACAGTGCGGTATCCACCCAGTTCAGCAACATTGTCAGCAGTGCTGCATCTGCGGCTGTAGGCGTGTATAACCACATTTACAGCGGCTTTGAAAGTGCATGGAGTTATATCACCGGACTGCCTGCAAAGGCGTTCCAGTGGGGCAGCGACCTCATTGACGGATTTGTCGGCGGCATCGAAAGCTTTATTCACAAGGTGCACGAAGCAGCCGGCGAAGTCGCTGACATTATCAAGCAGTATATCCACTTTTCCCGTCCGGACATCGGACCGTTGCGAGATTATGAGAAGTGGATGCCGGATATGATGCAGGGATTGGCAGACGGTATCCGACAGAATCAGTATCTTGTGGCAAATGCCATGCAGGGACTTGCCGGAACAATGGCAATTGCAGCTCCAAGCGTGCCGATCAGCACACAAAGCATGGCAATCGACACAAGCGGCATATCCTCTGCGATACGCTCTGCATTGGCAGCGGGACAGTACAGCGGCGACACTGGTGATACGATCATACCGATTTATCTGGACGGCAGTAAAATTTATCAGGCGGTTGTCACACAAGAGCAGCGAATGAAATACCGTTCTGGAGGAAGATAATATGCTGGGAAAATACCTGAAACTAAACGGCGTACAGCTGCCGAATCCACAGAAGTGGAAAGAAAGCCACGATGTAGTAGAGAACAGCAAGGAAACCGAAGCAGGAACTACTGCAACGATCATCACACGCTATGACAAGCTGAGCGTATCCGTAAGCTATCAGTGCAGCTCTGCATTTGCAAACCAATTGTATGCCCTGAGCATCAAAGATACACTGACGATGCAGCTGAAAGGCGATACGAAAGAAAGCCGCACAGTCATGATTCGGGATTTTGAAAAATCTTTGGAAAGTGGCTCTGAACGCACCGCCAGAACAGACGGTTTATGGAATGTCAGCTTCACAATCGAAGAAATATGATAAAGGAGGTGCTGTGCCGTGTATGCGGTATCTCAAAAATACAAAGCAGCCATGAAACAACCGGTACAGCAGTTCCGCATACGCGGCACGATCGACAACAACAGGGGCACAGTGCTGTCCTTTACGGATAAAAACGTCCTGAGTTTCCGCATTGCCAATCAGTGCACTGCTTCCAGTACGCTGAAAATCGGAGGTGTATATGTCGGCGAACTTTCGGCGGCATTTACAGGACTGCCTGCATGGTTTCGCTGGAATCCCTATCGGGAAGGCACTGTGATCACGGCATACATATCCAGACGACTGGCTGATGACACATGGGAAGAAATTCCCTTGACACCTTACACGATGTCTACCATGGAAAAAACAGCGTTCGGCTGGGAAACCGTTGCTTATGATAACATGTCCAAGCTGGATAAGACCTATGACGGACAAGCATTTTCCGGCAGCATCTATGACATGGCAACACTGGCATGCAGCTTATGCGGCATAGAGTTCGGCATGACCAGAGCCGCCGTACAAGCACTGCCTAATGGTACATACAGCTATTTTGTGTTGTATCCGGAAAACGACATTGACACCTACCGTGACATCATCTCCTATCTGGCACAGCTGATCGGCGGATTTGCTACCATTGACCGCAGCGGAAAGCTGGTCTTTCGCGGCTTCTCCACAGCAGCCACAGACACGGTTTCCAGCGAACACCGGCTGACCGGAGCAAAGTTCTCTGACTTTCGAACGGAATACAACCGTATTATCTGCTATGACAAAGTGCAGGAAAAACAGTTGTACTGTAAGGTACCGGAGCTGGTCGGCACCTATATGGACTTAGGCACCAACCCATTTTTACAATACGGATTGCCTGCCAAGAAAACGGAACTCCTGCAAACGATACTCTATGCACTGACAAGCTACAGCAGCGATGATGCGACATCAGACACTGCCCATGCCCTGCATTACACGCCATTTACCGCATCAATGTTTGCCGACCCCGCCTATGATCTAGGCGATGTGATTGCGTTTACCGGTGGCATTGCACCTGATGATACAATTGGCTGCATTATGTCATACACGTGGACATATCACGGGGAATATGAGATTGCCGGATATGGCAGCGACCCAACCATAGACTGGGCGAAGTCTGCCGAAGACAAGGCTCTCAGCGGGTTAAGCAGTACACTCGATGCACAGCAGATGCACTACTACAACTACACCAACGCCGCCAGAATCTTCATGGGAACCGACAGTCAGAAAACAGTTGTCAGTCTGCGATTTATTTCTACGAAAACCACACAGGTCAATTTTTTTGCGGAAATCAAGCTGCAAGCAGATACCGTGGAAATGGATACCGCAGAACAATATCTCTGCACAGACGGCATTCTGACAGCCGCCTACTATCTGGGAAGTGAAGAAATCGGCAGAGTTCGGCCGCAGTGGACATTGCAGGACGGTGTGCATACCCTGCACCTGTTCTTCCACTTTTCCGTGTCCGGCACGACCACCGAGGAATTTTCCGTACGGTTCTATACCCAGGACTGCACGATCACCATTGATGCAGAAGCACTCAACGCCACCATGGAAGGCACATTCCTTGCCGGAGAAGGCACATGGGACGGTGTGGTTTCTGCGGAAGATTATCTGGAGCAGCAAATTGCACTTGAACCAGCAGACATGACGTTCCACATCAAACAAACAGTTGTCACAGAGAACCGGCAGACACCGGCTGCACAGACATTCACAGACCACTTTGCCCTAACGCTGGGTGCATCACAGATCACATTCCGCAGTATTTCCGAAGCAATCTCCAATTCTTTGGCAGATACAAGATTCCTGATCAATACTACCGACAGCAAAGGGACTTATGACAGCGACATCACCATTACAGACGGCGTATATCAGCTGTCAGATCAATCTATATCCAGTTGTATTGCCAAAACAGCCGACCTTACAGACAACAGCATTACCGGCATTACATCTCTGGAATGCACCTACACCGGACTGGTATCTGTCCAGCACAGCTACGATGGCAGCACATGGACGGAGCAGGTGCCTATGGCTGACTTCCTGCAAACAGACCTTGACGCACTCTACAGCGGCATGACCACAGCCAGAACAATTGCCCTGCGCATATGGCTGGAGGGCAACGCCACACTTAAAGAATTTGCAATCAACTACACGCTATAAAGGAGGACACATGCTGAAAGGAAAAACAGAATTGATCCTAACCGATGTCCGCACCGGATCACAGGAAAAAGTGTTGGAACATAACATGGTGACCAATGCCTTGACAGATATTTTCAAGCAGGAGGGCTACATGAAAGACTGCGGTGTGATGTACAGCAGCATCGGACAGCCGCTGTACACGTCCCTGCTGGGCGGCATTTTGCTGTTTGACACAGCACTGGAAGAAGATGCATCTAAGTACTATGCCCCACCGGGTGTGCGTCTGACGGCATCTGGCGTATATGGCATTAAGAATACTGTCAGCAGTCTGCTTCGGGGCGACTACAACAGCGAAGAATCCAAACTGGACTTAGATGCAAAAACTATGAAGTATGTATACGATTTCCCTACTTCCAAGGGCAACGGCAAAATTGCAAGCGTATGTCTGACTTCTAAATGGGGCGGCTTTGACAGCTACGGAGAACCCGAAGATCACACTACCAACAGCAGCGATCAATCCGGATCTCTACTTTACAGCCTAGGCGGCAGCAGATTTATGACACATGAAGGACAATTTACGCTGGCAATCGATGAAAAAAACGATGTGCTGTATTCTTTGGAATTTGTGCCAAATCCGGAAAATACAAGTTTCTGCAACAAGATAGTCATATACAAAAGACAAGCAATGCTGAAAAGTGTTACACTGCTTCGCAACCTGTACAACTACAGACCATTGATTGAAAAGGTAGAATTATCAACAGATAATATTTATACCGCCTATCGTGCTATGAATTATGATCGCAGCAGCAATGCAATTTACATTGTCGCAAACAATGTTTCTAACTACAATATACCCAGCGGCAGCAATATTGTAGTGTATCGCATTCCACTGGACACACTCAAGCTGGAAAAAATTGTGGTTGCCAATACAACAGGCGGAGCTCTCTACAGCCAGTTTTGCTATGTATATAACAATTATCTATATCATTTCGGTGCATCTGTTGTACATAAAATCAATATTACTGCGGCTGGAGATGTAACAGAACTAAAGATACCATCAAAATACAACAGTTCGAGTTATCATGATGTTGGAATTTTTGAACGCAATGGATTTCTGTATTTCCCACAACTTTTTGCATCGGGAAACGATACTCAAAACTATGCTGTTGTTGACACAAAAAAAAATACTGTATCCATTACAAACTGTCGCGCAAATCTTTGGGCATATAACGCTACATATCGAATCGTACCGATTATCGGCAATTCCATTATGTTTTTTCGAAGTCCATACAGAGGCAGTTCACCGGAAGCCGGCACATTTCACATGCAGACAAACTATCTCGCCACCATCAACAACCTATCCTCTCCAGTCACCAAGACCGCCGCCCAGACCATGAAAGTGATCTATACCATATCGGAGGGGTGACCATGAAGATACAGTACAACGGCAGCAGTAAAATACTGAAACGGCTGGTGGAACTCGTCAACCGGTCACAGAACATTGCACTGCGGCAGGACAACACCGACAAGAACACGCTGTACTGGACAGGTCTGGACGGCGTGGAGATCACTGTGAATATCCCTTCCGGAGCCGTGGAAGTAGATGCAGAATTGTCCGAAACAAGCACCAATCCGGTGGAGAATCAGGCAATCGCCAAAGAAATTGCAAAAAAAGCCGACAAGTCAGATATCCCGGCTGTAGGAAACGGCACATTGTCTGTGCAGCGGAACGGGAAGAGCGTGGGGACATTTTCCGCAAATGCAGCAGAAAATGAGGCTATCAATATTCCCGTGCCGGAGAAGGTATCCGAACTGGAAAACGATGCAGGCTACGGAACATACACCAAGCCCACTACAGGTATCCCCAAAAGCGACCTTGCAAGCAGTGTGCAGGCAAGTCTGGGTAAGGCAGATACAGCACTGCAAAAGCATCAAGATATTTCCGGAAAGGTTGATAATACTGCGGCAGGGGCAGATTCACTGCTATCAAAAATAACAAATAGCTGGACTGCAACTCCTACAGATGATACATATTTCATTAGACAAGATACGTCAAGTAAAAATGAATTTGGTCGAGTTAAATTTTCTACTTTATGGAGTTATATAAAGTCAAAAGTTGAATCACTAGGCTACACTAAAAATACTGGCACAATCACTGGAATCAAAATGAATGGTGCAAGCAAGGGTACTAGCGGCGTAGTTGATCTGGGTACGGTTATCACAGCACATCAAGATATTTCCGGCAAACAAGACAAGTCCACGGCTGTAACCCACACAGCAAACACGGCGGTGGGTTCTGCTACCAAACCAGTTTACATTGCTGCGAACGGTGCTGCTACGCCCATATCCCATTCTATCAATGCCAATGTCCCGGCAAACGCGAAATTCACTGACACTACCTACAGCGATGCCACACAGTCTGTGCATGGGCTTATGACTGCGGCGGATAAGAAGAAGCTAGACGGGGTGGACTTGTCGCAGTATCTGCCGCTTCACGGGACGGCAGACCAGTCAAAGGCTCTCTCAAATGGCTCTATGCGTTATGGTTGGTGTGTGAACAACGCTGCAAATGCAAATAGCGGTTATCGATGGTTCCGCATCGGAACAATGACAGCTTCAAAAAATGGCTATGATACAGAGACATTATACATGCATATATGTAACGGAAATAATATTTACGGTGTTATTGGCGTTTATACAAGAACTGATAGCACTGGAACAGGCATCGAAAATATGAAAGTCAGCTGGCTTGTTAGAGACTCTAGCCCACACCATGCACAGTTTAAACTAGTTGGTATTGCATCATCAACTGGCGTAAAATTTGAGTTGTGGTGTTATACGTCGGCTAGATGGCATCAAACCGCATATTATGTAATCGCCGATTTGGTCTTAACTGGTGGTTTATCAAATCGTTGGGTGTTGGAGAAACATGGTGATAGTGATGCTAAAAACGCAACCACTGTCGGTACGAAGTCGGTTACAGATGTAGATTTGTCCTATGCTGCCCGAGCCGACACCCTGACCGACAGCGGGTGGGTAGCCATGACCGTAGAGGGCCATGCCAAATCCGGCACTGTCAAGTATCGCACCTACGGCAAACAGATCACGATAACCGGAAGTGTTGTCCTAAAGAACGATATTGCTACCTCATATCCAGCACCGCAGTACATCGCTTCAACGACCTTTGACTTTTCCAAAATTGTCGGCTGCTCCGGCGTTGGGCGTTCATCGTCTGGCGTGGGGGCATATGTTGCCGTAGAAAACTACAGCGGAGATAACCTTGTATCCGTGTATGCTCTTGGCAGCAAAATCACTGCCGGTGCTACACTGTATTTTACGATCACTGGATTGACTGACTAGGAGGTAATTATGAAAGAAACAATCTGCACAGCCGTCGGCGTTGGTGGCAGCTTTGTCGCATGGCTGTTCGGCGGATGGGATGCGTCCATTCGAGCACTGCTGCTGTTTATGGCAGTCGATTACGCAACAGGCTTGATCCTGGCAGGCGTATTCCGCAAATCGCCTAAGACAAAATCTGGCGGACTGCAATCAAAAATCGGATGGAAAGGGATTGCTCGCAAGGGCGTAACATTGCTGTTGGTGCTGATTTCCGCACAACTGGATCTGATCCTTGACACAACATACATCCGAGATGCTGTTTGCATTGCATTCTCGTGCAATGAATTGATCTCAATTCTGGAAAATGCCGGGTTGATGGGAATCCCCATGCCGGCGGCGTTAAAAAAAGCAATTGACTTGCTGCAAAGCAAGGGAAAGGATGAATGAATATGAGAGGAATCGATATCAGCAAACACAACGGCGCTGTAAACTGGGCGCAGGTCAAGGCGGACGGCGTACAGTTCGCCATTCTCCGGGCAGGCTACGGCAAGGAAGCCTCCCAGAAAGACACGCAGTTTGAAGCCAACTACGCCGGCTGCAAGGCACAGGGCATCCCCTGCGGTGCATATTGGTACAGCTACGCCACTACCCCGGCAGAAGCCAGACAGGAAGCTGCTGTCTGCCTGAGCTTCCTCCAGGGCAAAACCTTTGCGTTCCCGATCTACTTCGACATTGAGGAACAAAAGGTGCTTGCCCAGGGAAAGACCGCCTGCACCGCCATTGCAAAGGCGTTTCTGGAGACGGTAGAAAAGGCAGGCTATTTCGTAGGGATCTACTCCAGCAAGGCACATCTGGAAAACTGCATCACAGAAGAACTGCGGGCACGGTATGCTGTCTGGGTGGCACACTACGGCGTGGATAAGACCACCTACCACGGACAGTACGGCATATGGCAGAAGTCCAGTACGGGCAAGGTCTATGGCATCTCCGGCAATGCGGACGTGAACGAATGCTATGTAGATTATCCGGCAGCTATCAAGAAAAAGGGGCTGAACGGGTTCAAGGCTGCATCTGCTAAGCCTGCACAGGCTGCACCGGCTAAGAAGTGGGTAAAAGGTCAGGCGGTGAAGATCAGAAGCAATACACCACTGTTTGCAAATGAAACTGCAACCACACCGTCTGCACGTCTGAGTGCCGGTACATATTACATCTACGACGGCGTACCGTGCAAGCTGGGGCGCTACCGCATCACCACTACGGCGGCGAATTGCGGCAGGACACCAGTCGGGAAGTATGTCACAGGGTATGTGTCGTGGGATAATTTCAAATGATTTGCCAATGGCAAATTGGCTTGCAAATACCAAATACGGATTGACCACATTTCAAAAAATGTGGTCAAAATGTGGTCAATCGGCAAAAAAAGCGTATCTCGACCTATTTGGTCGGGATACGCTCATTTTTGCTGTTTCGAAAAAAACCACGCAATTGCTTAGAATTTGCCAGCCTTAGCAGCTTCTTCAACAGATACTGCAACAGCAACAGTCGCGCCAACCATCGGGTTGTTGCCCATGCTAAATGCATTTTCTTTTTTATATCAAATTAAGATTTCCCAATGCTTAAATACAATGGAAAATGCGTTGTTTTCTCGAATTGTCGGCTTTAAATCATTGTTTTCTGATTCGTTCCAAATTTTATTGAATAGAATCAGAATGTGGTCAAAATGTGGTCAATCAGAAGAATACATATCTTCCAATATCATTGCGGCTTTATCTTCTTGTGATTGTGTGATGTGCTCATAAATGTTCAGAGTAGTTTTGATGTCCTTGTGACCTAAACGCATCTGAACTGCTTTCGGAGAAAATCCGGCTTCTAACAGTTCTGTACAGTGCGTATGTCGCAGACTATGAAAGTCAAACTCAGGGAAGTCCAATTCCGTATGAATCACATAAGATGTGTGTTGCATCGTTCGTGGGCGTATATAGCTTCCATCGGCATTTACATTCAGAAAGAATATTTCCTCACCAATACCATCAGTATTCAATATATGTGGTTCTGGATCACTGGCAGCAGTTCGTTCCGGCGTTTCAAAATAGCGGCAGTAAAACTCTGCATATTCTTCACGGTTGCTTTTCTGCTGACTTTTCAGTTTTTCCAGTACCCCAAGTGTTTCGGAATCCAGCTGAATTGTCCGAAAACTATTATACTTGGGTTCTGAAAAATACAGGACGCTTTTTTGAAAAGTATCGATTTTCTTTTCGACATACTGAATTTGCCTTTGCACAGTCAATGTCTTTTTCTGAAAATCAATATCTTTCCATTGAAGTGCATACGCTTCACCAAGACGCAAGCCGCATCGATAGCCTAGCAACAACGGTAAATACGTAGAGCTGCCTTCCGGAAAACGTTGAAATATTTCTGCAATACGTTCTTTTGGAATGTAGCTTCTCTCTTTTCTGCGGCTTTTTACGTTTGGCTTTGCCGTACTCCGAGGTAGTTCCACTTCACACATTGGATTGTCCTTGATAAAATGATTTGCTTTTGCATAAGCAAAAGATTTTGTCAGGATCCCTTTTACAACGGTTAATGTGTTCCTAGCATAACCGCTTTGAAACAGATCATAGATCATTTTTTGGATTGTAGCTGTTTGAATTGAACGAAGACGATATTTCCCGATATGTGGCTTAATGATATTCTTGACTTTTTTGCGGTAATTTAAAACAGTCGTTTCTTTTAGGTTCACTTCACAGTATTCCTTGAGCCAGTAGTCCATAAAATCCGCAACAGATAGTTCTGTAGGCGTTAATTTCAAGCCGCTGCTCTGGTATTCTTGATACGCTGCAATCCCCGCATCATAGGCTTCTTTCTTCGTGTGAAAGCCGCTCCGTGTGATCCACTGACGCTTTTCATCGACCATTGCACCTTCAAAACGATATGACCACCAATTGCCACGCTTTCGTGTCATAACTTTTTTTGACATTTTAATTTCTCACCCCCTTTCGCTGCTGGTTTAAAATATTAGTTCATTCCTCCATGCAATCATACAATGTCGTACCATTCATGACAGACAGCAACTCATTCCATTTCTGGATGTCCCCGGTCAGCTTGGACTTTGTCACATCTACAACGATGCCGTCTGCCGTCAGATTGATCGTGTAATAATTCAGATCACTGTCATACTGTACAGATACATCAGACAACCCCTCTTGGTTTTGAAACGAATCTTCCAGAATGCCCCGAAACAGTTCCGGAGAAATCATACCACTGTCAGCCGGCTGTTCCGCTTCTGAACTGGACTGCGGCTTTACAGCGGCATCGTTCTTACTTTTCCCGTTGGAAAACAGCATACACAGCACTGTGATCACAGCGGCAACTACGACAATGACGACCAGACAGCCGAACCCAGCACCCACTTTTCGTCCTGACGAATGGTGGGATTTTTTATGCCGTTTTTTCGACTTATCCCAGTGCCAGTCATCCGGATCCGGAAGATTCGGAGCGATGAAGTCTGGCTGCGGAGCTGGGAATGCTTTGCCGCAGTTAGAACAGTGTTTTGCCGTATCCTCATTTTGCGTACCGCAATTCATACAGTATTTCATAGATTATCCCTGTGATTCTGAAACCATCTCATAGAATACATTCTCAGATATAATCTGAATATCTTGCCCCTCTAATGCAAGCTTTTCTGCTTTCTTTTGTTTCGAGCTTTTCCCGCCTTTTAGTGAACTACAAAAATCGTTGTTTCCGAGTATCAAATAATTCGTCTTTTTCGTAACGTTATCTGCATTGATCCCGCCGATATTTGCAACAATTTGCATTGCTTTTGCACGATCCATTTTTTCAAGCTTTCCTGTGAAAACGCAAACTTTTCCAAACAGCAAATGGTTTTCGTCAAAATTTTCAGTAGCAGCCAGTACATTTTTGGCTTTTATCTTGTTGTGATCCTTTTTTAAGCTAGTCAAATCGATACCATTTTCAATTACAATGTCTTTTAGTTTCAGATAACATTGATATGTCATCATGCAGTCTTCGGTTGCTCTATGCTGTGTAGCAAAATCAAAGGATAAATACTCAGCAATGTCTTTTAAGCGGTGATGCGATAATTGCGGCAATGCTTTTCTTGCAATTTGCAGAGTATCAACATAATCATTGCGAAATGGATTGCCATCGATTTTCATTTTATAATCATAGATAAAATTGATGTCAAAATTAACATTATGACCTATCACAATGTTATCTCCAACAAAACGTAGGAACTCTGGAAGTGCAGCATCTACACTAGGTGCATTTGTCAGCATTTCGTTTGTAATTCCCGTTAAATTTTCAACAAACTCCCCCACTTTTTCAACTGGCTTCACAAGAGAATGGAAAATATCTGCGATTTCATCATTACGTACAAGAACAGCAGACAGTTCAATAATTTCGCAGAATCTTGTATCTAAGCCTGTTGTTTCCAAATCAATCACCACATAATCCTGCGGTAATGTTGTTAAGCGATGCCCTTTCTTTCTGCATGTACTTTGACTATTGGAAGTACTTTCTTCAGTAAGATCAGGAGTTTGCAATGCATTCTTTAAAGGAGATTCCCCGATAGAATACAAGTACACATCTATGATTAGATCGCAAATTTCAGCAATGCTGTTCAAAGAAGGCAAATCTATTTTCCAATGCCTCTGATTCTTATTTACAACATTAGAGAATCGATCACTCGAAGTAAATTCTTTCGGACAACACCAAGTATCCAGAGAAATCCATACAGATTTTACACCAGCTTTTAATCTGCAAAAATCAGCACCCGGCTCCCATTCTTCTTTTGTCAATAAAGAAAGATAGCTGGAACTTCTGCGATCCAACGAGATTTTTGCAAAATCCAAGTTATTCGATTCAAAAGCCTTTTCTATTATTTTCAGAGCTATTTTTTCTTGCTCTGTCAATCCCAATGTATTCATCATTGTATTTTACCCCGTTTCATCTCAAAAAATCTTATCAAAATAGATCCAGCACGCTTTTCGCACCAGTTCTTCCGTCACATCGAAGTATTCTGCAAGTTGCCAAACTTCACAATACCCTTTTTTCATAGCAATTTCCATTTCCTCTTTCGGGATCAGCTTTTCACAAGCCCATCTGTCAGCACGGTATTCGTGGCGACTGATCAAATCAAAGTTGCTCCAACGATTATAAAATGCACCCTGTGTGCAGTGACCCAGCTCATGAGCGAGCCGGGTCTTTTTTTCTGCATTGGTTGGCATTTCGCTGTCGTCCATGCCAATATAGCAATCAAAATCATCGGTCTGTATCGACAAGGATTTTGTCTTTGGAAGCGGAAACGGTATGACTTCTATATTTTCAACGTCTGCAATATGATATAGATCATCGAGGTTCATTTTTTATCCTTTCGCTTATTTTCCTCACGCAGCTTGACCATTTCAGCAAACTGCTTGACCTCTGCATACATTTCATCGGTGATTCCATCAGCACCGTGGAATAAGGCAAATTTGATGTCTTTCTCCGACACAGAATGCCTTTCTTCATCGTTATCAACGAGATAATCTACGGAAACGTTGAAGTAGTTTGCAATACGCTTGATTGTTTCAATGTCAGGTGTCCGTTTTCCTGTTTCCCACATCGCAATTGTTCCGTTAGAAATAGAAAACTCATGTGCAAATTCTGCCTGAGTCAGTCCATTTATCGCACGCAATTCCTTTAATTTATCTGCAAACATAGATCTCACCTCCGTCTATTGTTATAATATCACAAACTGTTAGAATTGTCAATAAAATCGCTCACGTTTTGTGTATACTAACGAAAAGTTAGAATTACTATTGACATTCTAACGGAACGTGTGTTATAATCCTAACAGAACGTTAGCAATGCAGAGGTGACGAAATGATTTACATTAGAAACATCCGACTAGCACAAGGATTGTCACAAGTAAAACTTGCAAAATTGCTGCATGTAACACCAAACGCAATTAGCCAATGGGAAACCGGAGTGCGCAATCCAAGTTTGCAAAAAGTAAGAGAAATGGCAGAAATCCTGCACTGTACAACAGATGAGATCTTGAAAGGAGATATGTATCTATGCGAAAAGAAGACCTGACAGACGAACAGATTGAAATGGAAATCCAACGTCTAAGCAATTCTGAAGAAGTACAGATCGCACGAAGGGAACAGCGAATCAAGTACAAACGCCGCCAGTATCTGTATCAACTTCGGTACTACGAAAAAAGAGGAAAACAGCTGCTGAATGCAGGGGCAACACTGGAAAATCTGGAAGAGTTCCTGTACGGTGAGGTAATTGAAGATGCGTAAGATCTCATATCAAAAACCCGTATTCCTATGCAATCCAGAGAAGAACACCATTTGCTGCAAAGCTGCCTGTCAGTGGCAGTGCCGGCACACTACGCACCGAGAATTTGCACAGCTGGACAAGCACGGAAGTCCCATACAAGCGGACATTTTCAAGGAAGGAGTAACCCATGAGAGAAATCATTAAAGAAGATGTGTTTACATCGAAAGACACGACAATCACTTTGCAGCCCATTCCAGAACAGCTGCTCACAGTAAAAGATGTCGCATCTTTGCTAAAATGCAACATTGCTGCGGTACATAAACTGCGTCAAGCCGGCGTGATCCGCTTCATGAAGCTTGGATCTTACAAATGCCGCGTGTCCACCTTCCTGCAATTTTTGGAAGACTATGACGGACAGGATCTAAACAAATATATCCATGCCGATGAAGAACTTGAACATACCAATCATGAGGTGTCTGCATGAAATGGATTGAATTGAAGGACGGTGATCTAATAAATTTAGATGCTGTAATAGCCATTGTCGCCGGCAACATCCTAAACAAAGTATGCTATCTCTCAGAAATAGAGACAATAGCCACAGAAACATTCGATACACATGAGCAGGTGGAATGCCGGATGAAACAACTGAAAGACCTGTTGCTGGAGAAATAACACACCGTCCTGAGCATGACGCAAAACCGCTCTCCAACATCTTCAAAAGCCATTACATGGCAAACCTCCTTTCTATTATCTATGCGGTGGTACTGGCAATGCCGCCGCATATACAGCGATGCAGTCATACTGTGGGACTTCCATCCCCACGGATTGCCGGTGCAACTCCGGCACGCTGTTCCAACATTTTCAATTGACATAGGTCTCCCCTTCTTACTCCTGCGGCGGAATTACTCTGCCGCAGACGGAATGGTGTAGTCACGGCAGAGAATGTCCAGTCTCAGCACATCCGGTGCAATTCCGGATCATTCCACCATCTGAGTTGCCAGAACTGCGGAATCCGTTCATACGGTGCAACAGCGACCACAGGCGGCTGAATACCTGTAAACGCATGGCCATGTTTAGCCGTGCTGGTGCTTCTGGGACGTTGAGCAGATCAGCGTCCATCCACAAATCTATTGCAAAAGAGGTGATATCAATCATGTATTTTTACTGCGAAACAGATTTTGTCACGGAATTATGCCCAAACTGCACAAATGAAGTCACTGTACGCTGGGACACAGCGCAGGACGGCTTTGCTGCATACTGCCCATTTTGCGGCAAAAAAATCATGCTGTGCAGCGAATGCCAGGAAACAGAAAACAGCTGCGACTGGACAGAAGAAAACGGCTGTAAGATGGGAAAACAGGAGGGATCATCATGTCAAGAAGATATTTTTGGCTGAAACTCCGGGAAGACTTTTTCCGCGATAAAGCCATGAAGAAAATGCGGCGCATTGCCGGAGGTGACACCTATGTCATCATCTATCTAAAAATGATGCTGATGAGCATTCAGACAGAGGGCGAACTGTACTTTGACGGCATTGAAAACGACTTTGCGGCTGAACTGGCACTTGCCCTGGACGAAGATGAAGATAATGTCAGAGTTGCAATCGGTTTTCTGCTGCGCTCCGGCAAGTTGATTGAAAAAAGTAAATCAGTTTACTTTATGCCGGAAGCCAATGAAGCCATTGGCTCGGAAAGCAGCAGCGCGGAAAGAGTACGGAAATTCCGTGAAAAACAAAAGCAGAAACAACTGGAAGCAGAAGTTACTGTTGCGTTGCCTTGTACAGCAGAAATGCCTGAAATGTTACAATGTAACACAGGAGAAACGCCTTGTAACGTTACAGGTAACGTAGAGAAGAGTAGAGAAGATAAGATAAGAGTAGATAAGAGGGAGAGTACAGGTGCACAGTCGGACAAGCCGACTGACACACACCCTCCCAAAAAACGATTTGTAAAGCCAACGCTGGAAGATATCAGAGTCTACTGTCAGAGCAGGCAAAACAGCGTAGATCCAGAACGATTTTGGAATTACTATGAATCAAACGGATGGCGTGTTGGAAAGTCCCCTATGAAAGACTGGAAAGCAGCTGTGAGAACGTGGGAGCGGAGTGAGTGGAACCGTGGAGGTGAAAAGTATGGAAGCAATTCAGAACCTGTTGCAGATCGCTGGGAAACAAAATTCTGATGCCGGAATCACACCGGAATCCTATGACAAGATGCGGTGTGACTGGTACAATCAATCACGGGGCAGCCTTACCGGATATGATTGCCCTAAGTGCCGGAACAAGGGCAGCATCGCCTACTTGCAGGACGGCGTAGAAATGCACCGTATCTGCGAGTGCATGGCGATTCGGCAGAATCAGTCCAACATCACACAGTCCGGATTGGCAGAAACGATACGCACCAAAACATTTGATGCATATCAGTGCAAAGAAGACTGGCAAACCGCACTGAAAGAAAACGTGATGCACTATGCGGAAAAGAACCGTTCGCAATGGCTGTATATCGGCGGACAAAGTGGAGCAGGCAAAACGCATCTGTGCACTGCTGTCTGTGGTGTCCTGCTCCAGAGAGGACTGCAAGTGCGGTATGAGATGTGGCAGACAGTTTTTCGCGATCTAAGCCAATTTGCTACCAGACAGGAACGTTTTCAGCAGCTGACACAGGCACAAGTGTTGTACATAGACGATTTCCTGAAGCCGATCGGCGGCAATGTCAGTGATACAAATCCAAAAGAAATCAGCATTGCGTTTGAGCTGCTGAATGAGCGGTACACCCGGAACATGGTCACCATCGTTTCCAGTGAGCGCATCTTTCGGGATCTGCTGGCGGCGGACAAAGCGTTGGCAGGACGTATCAAGGAACGCTGCGGCGGGTATCTGTTCGCGATAATGAGAAGTGATGAAAAGAATTGGAGATTGAGGTGAAAACAATCATGAACATCAGGGATTTTTTGCAAATCCAGTCGTTGCCGTATGCACAGAAATTAACATTTGTTGAATGCAGAGCGTGGGAGTTTTATAAGAAGATCACCAGAGAGGGCAAAGAGTGCCATGTCAGCGTCGGTGGACTGGACAGCATCACGCTGCTGGTTTTTTTGCGGAGCATCGGCATTGATGTGCCGGCAATTTCCGTCAGTGTACTGGAGGACAAGGGAAATCAGGAGGTTCACAAGCAGCTTGGCGTGATCAGTATCAAGCCGTACATGGGCAAGGCACAGGTCTTGCAGCAACTCGGGTTTCCTGTGGTAAGCAAGGCAAAGGCGACCAAAATCAGTTATCTGCTACATCCGGATGCAGAAAAGCAGACGTTTATCCATGCGATCATGACCGGAGATATGGGCAAGCAGGGCGGATATAAGCACAGTGACCGCATCAAGCTGCAAGACAAGTGGATCAAGCTTTTTGGTGGTAACTACCGCGACATGAGGCCAGATCTGGAAATCAGACCGGCACCGGATTTTCAAGTGTCATCTCGATGCTGCTACTACATGAAAGAAAAGCCTTGTGATGACTGGGCAAAAGCACACAACAGCGTGCCGTATCTTGGACTTATGGCATCGGAAGGCGGACAACGGGAAATGGCGTTGATAAAAAACGGGTGCAATTACTACGGAAAAAACGTGACCAGAAGCTGCCCGTTTGCGACTTTCACCAGACAAGATCTGCTACAGCTGGCGATTGATCTGGATGTACCAGTACCGAGAGCATACGGCGAAATCGCAAGAAAGCCTGACGGGACGTTGTACACCACAAGAGCACAACGCACAGGCTGTTCCATGTGTGGCTTCGGTATCCATATCGAAAAACGCCCGCATCGGTTTGACCGTCTGCGGGAGGACAATCCCAAAGAGTGGGAGTACTGGATGTACCGCTGCTGTACTGATGCAAATGGGGAGAAATACGGCTGGGGACGTGTGCTGGACTGGATTGGTGTCGAGTGGGAAGATGAGTACTACGAGCCAAAGCAACTGGCTTTTCCCGGATGCCTGGAAGAGGTGAAAGAAAATGAAAGTACTGGTAGCATGTGAAGAATCTCAAAGAGTGTGTACCGCATTTAGAGTGCTAGGACACGAAGCATACAGCTGTGACGTGCAGAAGTGCTCCGGCGGACATCCAGAGTGGCATATTATGCAGGATGTTATCCCTCTGATAAATGGGAAGTGCACATTTACTACGTGTGACGGAAAGTCACATACAATAGACAGAAGATGGGATATACTGATTGCACATCCGCCGTGCACCTATCTCAGCAATGCGGGAGCAAGACATCTGTGGAAAAATCACGTTTTGAATCGGGAACGGTACGAAAAAGGATTGACGGGCAAAGCTTTTTTTATGGAATTTTTGAATGCAGACTGCGAAAGAATCTGCGTCGAAAATCCTGTCCCGAGCAAAGTGTATGAGCTGCCGAGATATACGCAGACTATACAGCCGTATGAATTCGGGCATCCGTACAGCAAAAGGACATGCCTTTGGCTGAAAAATCTTCCGAAGCTGGTGCCAACCGAAACAGTCGAGCCTATCAGTACTTTTTGCCCATCCGGCAGCTACAGCCATAAGCACAATGCCAAGCATAAAGGGCTTTTTACAAAAGACAGAGCCAAAAGCAGGAGCAAGACGTTTTTAGGCGTCGCACAAGCCATGGCACAGCAATGGGGCGGCAGAGATGATGCTGTGCGGCAGCTGATCTTTAACACAGAGCAGGAGGATACTCATGGAAATCAACGTACAGTTTGACCCGCCCCGTTCCACCGCCCAAGAAAAGCAGTACACTCAAAAAAACGGCAGAGTGATTGTATACGAAAGCAAACAGGCAAAAGCGGCGAAACAGCTGCTCCGGCTGGTGCTTGCACCGTATACGCCCAGAAAGCCGCTGACCGGAGCAGTGGCACTGTATGTCACATGGCGATTCCCGTACAAGGGAAAGACGCACGTTGACGGCGAGTATAAGACCACCCGACCGGACACAGACAATCTGAACAAAGCGTTGAAAGATGTCATGACCGGTTTGGGATACTGGAAAGATGATGCACTGGTAGCCAGAGAGCACATCGAAAAAATCTGGCACAAGGAACACCCCGGACTGTATGTGCGGATCGTGGACATTTCAGAAGCAATGGCATTAAGCCCAAAAGGACAAGAGAGGTGGTAACATGGGAAAACTGGTAGAACATCTGATGCGGTGTGCAGTATGTGGTGCTGTTCCCGTAATCAGCGATATTTATGAAATTGACCCTAGTGAGGGACATGATTACAAGCTGTTCTGTTCTAAATGCGGCGTGCATAACAGCACCGGCGAATGGTATGAGAATAAGTACAAGGCGTGTCTGGCTTGGAACAGACGGCAACAGGAAAATGAAACTGGGAAACGAAAAAAGCTTTCCGATCAAGTAACGGATAGCATTGCAACCGAAGCAATCAAGTCACTGTTCATCGCCGCTGAAACCATAGAAAAACTGCGGAAAGAAAAAGCAGAGCGAGAATGTGTCATAAAGCGATTGCAGCAATGGAGAATTAACTTGGCAATCAAAAGTCCGCTTGCAAATATCTCCGGCTTGTGTTGCGTGCATTGTGATCACAAAGATGAATACATCATCGAGTTGCAAGAGGAAAATGAGAAGTTAAAGCGGCTGCTGAAAATGGCAGCTGATGAACCTGAAAAAAGTGATGCGAAATCTGGAGGTTGACCATGACAGCACCATGCAAGAACTGTCTGGAACGTGAAATCGGCTGCCATAGTATGTGTGACCGATATATCCGGTACGCAAAGCAGCGTGAGAAGATACGGGAGAATCGAAAGCAGGAGCAGCTTGCAGACCCGACCATATTTCTCGCAGAATCCGCCAGAAAAGTAAAATGGGATCTGTACAAGAAACGGAGGAAATAACATGGCGAAAAAGAAACCGCAGAAAGGCACGCTGAACTGGTGCATCAAGCAGGCAGCTGCCTACGGCGTAAGCTACGGAAGATACATGGCAGAATATTACGAACGAGATATGCAGAAAGGAGCAGGCAAATGCTGCAAGAAGAATTCAAAAGACTGACAGACAAACCGTTCACGGAAGAAGAATTTGAGAAGATCCACTATGTGTACATTTTTTACCCCGGCATTGTGACACATGCGGACATTGCTCTGATCTGGGCAATTGGCGGAATCCGCCTGATCGAGGACATGCTTCCCACAGCCAGAAAAATCGATGAAGCAGAACAGCGAGTGCGGGCAGCAAGGACAAGGTATGAAACTGCGAAAGAACACTTGAATGCTGTGCTTTCCGGAGAAACCGAAGCATACCCGACCACAACAGAAGAAATCATGGTGCGGAGGTGAATGCGGTATGGGACAGATGACATTGATCCTTGTGCTGCTGATTCCGAGCGGACTGCTGATTGCAAAATGTCTGAGCAGAGCAGGCTGGAACAAGGCGGCACTTGCTCTGCTTGGGGCGACTGTGATGCTTGGAATAGCTGCACTGTTGTGGGGGTGAGATAAAATGAGCGGTGGAAGTCATGGATATATCTATTCAGCGATTCAAGATGAATTGTGCGGACAGATGAAAGATGCAGAACTGAATGACCTTATGCAGGATGTTGCGAAACTGGCACATGATCTGGAGTGGGCTGATAGTTGCGATATTTCAAAAGAAAGCTATTTCAAAACTGTGGAAGAATTCAAAGCAAAGTGGTTTTATACACCACGAGAAAAACGCTTAAAAGAATACCGAGAAAAACGCTTAAAAGAATACATTGACGAAAAAATCAAGCGAACTACAGAAGAACTTTACAGATTGGTTGGTAATGTAAAATAACCCAAAGAGCAGGTCGGAGGTGAAGCCATGACACAGGAACAGGCAAAGAAAAAAGAATGGCTGCAACGCTGCCTGCACGAAACGCAGAAGCTGGAAGCCATGACGATGTGCGGCAAGTATACAGAAACAGAATGTTCCCAGACAGAGCAGGTCGTACAGCAGACACAGCGAGAGATCAAGTGTTGCATTGCCGCTCTGAACAATCCAGAACTGGAAGCTGTGCTGATTCGGCGGTACATCGTATTCCAAAGTTGGGAACAGATTGCAGAGGAAATGCACTACTCTGTCCGGACGATATTACGCCGCCACACAGACGCTTTGGAAAAGTTGTCACTGAATGGCACTCGCTGTCATTGAATGGCAGTCCTGTTTTGTGTATAATGAGAATAGAAACCAAGATACCGGTACGGAAACGTGCCGGTATTTGTGTTAGGAGGATTACAATGCAGGCGTTTGCAGAATCGTTCTACAAGTCCCGTGCATGGCGTGAATGCCGTGATGCGTATGCCGCATCGGTAGGCGGACTGTGTGAACCTTGCCTTGCACGAGGGCTGCACACTGCCGGCGTGATCGTACACCACAAGGTGCATCTGACACCGGACAATATCCATGATCCAGCTATGTCCTTGTGCTGGGACAACTTGCAGCTGGTCTGCCGTGACTGTCATGCCGCACTGCACGGCGGCAAACGTTGTCGCATCAATGCAGACGGCAGCGTTTCGGCTCGCTGGTAGTCCCCCCACTTGAAAATTTGGAATACCCTTGTGGAGACCGATGGGTGGAGGTCAATTTTCCTCTCCATGCGTGCGTAAGGGGTGTGTCCGGAAAGGAGATGTCCGAAAGTGACCGTAAAGAACCGAATCCGAAAAGAAAACGCAAGACTGCTGAAACTGTATGCTGCCCTGCCTGCCAACAAGTTGGAGATCGTCACGCCGCTGATCCAGAATGCAGCGTTCCTGAAAGTCACGCTGGAAGATCTGCAAACCGAGATCAACAGTCAAGGGTGTGTGGACACCTACCAGAACGGCAAGGCACAATCCGGCAAGAAAGCCAGTGCAGAAATTTCTGCCTACAACACGTCCCTGAAAAATTACACCACGATCATTGAGAAGCTAGACAAAATGCTGCCGCCGGAGCAGAAGAAATCCAAGCTGGACGCATTTACAAATGACGAATGACATTTACGCCTACTATCAGCAGATCGAAGACGGCACAATCCCGGTTGGCGAATGGGTACGGCTGGCATATCGCTATGTGATACATGGATTGGAAAGCGGCGAATTTACCTTTGACCAGAAGAAAGCATCTCGTGCGATTCGGTTCATCGAAAGCTTTTGCCACCACAGCGAGGGTGCACTTGCACCGCAGCTGCTCCGGCTGGAACTGTGGCAGCGTGCTTGTGTTTCGGTCATATTCGGCATTCTGGATCACAATGGCAACCGGCAGTTTCGGGAAGTCCCGATTGTTGTCGGGCGGAAAAACGGCAAGACACTGTTTTTATCCGGCATTGCTGTGTACTGTCTATTCATGGACGGCGAATATGGTGCCCGTATATTTTGCGTTGCTCCCAAGCTGGATCAGGCAGATATTGTCTATCACGATATTTGGCAAACCATTGCCAGCGAACCGGAACTAATGGATCTGATCAAGCGGCGTAAGTCTGACTACTATGTGGAATCCACCAACAGCAGCGTCAAGAAAATTGCATTTAACGCTAAGAAGTCTGACGGATTCAATCCGCATCTGGTCATCTGTGATGAGATTGCAAGCTGGCCTGGAGACACCGGATTGAAACAGTACGAGGTCATGAAGTCCGCATTTGGAGCCAGACGGCAGCCGCTGTTGCTGAGTTGTTCAACCTCTGGATACGTCAATGACGGCATTTATGATGAACTGATCAAGCGGTGCACCCGATTTCTGAAAGGCGACAGTAAAGAAAAACGGCTGTTTCCCCTGCTATACATGATCGATGACATTGAGAAGTGGAACGACATCAATGAACTGCGAAAATCCAATCCGAATCTGGGTGTTTCTGTATCGGTAGATTATATGCTGGAAGAAATCGCAGTTGCAGAGGGCAGCTTGTCCAAGAAAGCGGAATTTCTCACAAAATACTGCAACGTCAAACAGTCCAGTTCTCAGGCATGGCTAAAGGCAACGGCAGTGGAACATGCCTGCGGAAAGCCGCTGCATCTGGAAGAATTCCGGGGCAGCTATTGCGTTGCCGGCGTAGACTTGTCACAGACCACGGACTTGACAGCAGCAACGATCGTCATTGAAAAAGGCGGTGTGCTGTATGTGTTTGCAAAGTTCTGGCTGCCGCCGGAAAAACTGGAGGAAGCCACTGCACGGGACGGTGTTCCCTATCAGATCTATGTGCAGCGTGGCTTGCTGGAACTGTCCGGCGAAAACTTTGTGGATTACCATGACTGCTATCGTTGGCTGTGCAACATGATCGAACAGTATGAGATCTATCCGCTAATGGTGGGATATGACCGTTACTCTGCACAGTACCTGATTCAGGACTTGAAAACGTATGGATTCTGCACCGATGATGTGTATCAGGGTGACAACCTTTATCCGGTGCTGTTGGAAATGGAAGGACTGTTCAAGGACAAAAAAATTTGCATCGGTGACAACGACCTGTTAAAGCTGCATCTGCTGAATGCAGCAATCAAAATGAACAACGAACGAGGACGGGGCAAACTGGTAAAGCTGTCTGCCAACGCACACATTGACGGCTGTGCGGCTCTGGCAGATGCCTTCACTGTCCGGCAGAAATACTACGACCAATACGGCATACAGCTACAGAACGGAGCGTGAGTACATGGGGCTGTTTCAAAAATTATGGGGCAATCGTCCATCGAAATCCACTGCGGCAGCTGCATCGTATTTCCGCACGCTGACCGGATATGCACCGGTATTCACCAACTGGCACGGGTGCCTATACGAATCGGCACTTGTGCGGTCTGCCATTGATGTCCGGGCAAGGCACATTTCCAAGCTGAAAGCAGACATCATGGGCACGGCAAAGCCCAAGCTGCGGACAAGACTGAAACAAAGCCCAAACGAGTGGCAGACGTGGGGACAGTTTCTCTATCGCCTGTCCACCATTCTGGATATGCAGAATACGGCGTTTATTGTCCCTGTGTTCGGAGCATACGATGAAATCACCGGATACTATCCCGTGCTGCCGTCACAGTGCAGCATCATTGATGTACACGGCGAACCGTTTCTGCGGTATCGGTTTTCATCCGGTGAAACAGCAGCGGTGGAACTTCTCAGCTGTGGGATACTGACCAAATTTCAGTATCAAGACGATTTCTTCGGCAGCAGCAATGCGGCTCTGACTCCGACTATGGAATTGATCCACTTACAAAATCAGGCGATAACCGAAGCAGTTAAGAACAGCAACACCTACCGGTTCATGGCGAGAATCAACAATTTCACCAAACCGGAAGACCTTGCGAAAGAGCGAAAGCGATTCTCACGAGAGAATTTTGAAGCGGACGGCGGCGGAATCCTGTTGTTCCCAAACACCTACAGCGACATCAAGCAGCTGTCCCAAACGTCCTACACGGTAGACAAAGAGCAGGCGGCACAGATTCAGAACAACGTATACAGCTATTTTGGCGTGAACGAAGATGTGCTGCAAAGTAAGGCATACGGCGATGCGTGGCAGGCGTTCTACGAGGGCTGCATAGAACCGTTTGCCATACAGTTTTCCGATGTGATGACAAAATGCGTCTACACACCTGTGGAACGCACCAACGGGAACGGCATCATGCTGACATCTAACCGGCTGCAATATATGTCCACCACAGAAAAACTGAAAGTGGCATCTCAGATGATGGACAGAGGTGTCTTTTCCGTCAATGAAGTGCGTGAGATATTCAACGCAGCACCAGTGGAAGGCGGCGATGTCCGCACCATTCGTGGCGAATATAAACGCACAGAGGAACTGGAAGATACCGAAGAAAACCAGAAAGACGAGGTGGAGCAATGACAGAACAGGAAATGGAACAACTGATGCAGCGGCTCAGTGCCGGACGGGAATACCGGCTGATGCAGAGTTTTTCCGTGTGCAGCAATTCCGATAATGATTCCGGCATGATCGCAGACGGCTATGCAACAACATTCAATCAACCATATCTGCTGTATGATTTTGGGGACTACAAGGTCTATGAACAGATTGACAGCAGAGCATTTGATGATTGCGATATGTCTGACGTGATCATGCAGTATGACCACAGGGGCAGAGTGTTTGCCAGAACGTCAAACAAGACACTGGAACTCAGCCCGGACAACATCGGGCTGTATTTCCGGGCAGATCTGTCTGGTACGACCATCGGCAATCAGTTGTACGAGGAAATCAAGGGTGGCTACACGACAAAAATGTCGTTTGGATTTGTAGTAGGAGAACAGAAATCGGAGTATGTGGAGGACAAGGAACACAACACCATTACGGTGACACGGACTATCACAAAAATTCGAAAGCTGTACGATGTCAGTGCAGTATCTATCCCTGCCAATGATGCCACACAGATCAGTGCACGCAGTATCTCTGACGGATTGATCAGAGAGATTGCGGCGGAGCGCAAAAAAGCACTGGATCACATACGCAAACGAAAGAAACTGGAACTCAAACTAAGACTTATGGAGGTATGAGATATGACACCGGAAGAAATCAGAGCATTGACTATTGAGGGCGTAGAGCAGCGTATTGCGGCGATCCGCACTGAGATGGAATCCGAGAGTGCCGACATTGACGCACTGACAAGCGAGGTGGACGCACTGGAAGCACGGCGTAAGCAGCTGCACGATGTGGCACAGCGGAAAGCACAGCTGAGAAGCCGTGTAGCAGCAGGCACGGAGGGTACTGTCACCAGAGCATTTGCCGCAGACAACACCGACACACCAGAACAGTCCTACAATCGCAACAGTCCGGAATACCGCACAGCATGGCTGAAAAACATGGCCGTGCGTGACGGTGTGCATCTGCTGGGCGAAATGACCAAGCAGGAACGTGCGGCATATACCATGACAACAGCAAACACTGCTGCACCTGTCCCGACAGAGATCATGAACCGCATTGCCGACCTGGTACAGTCGTCTACTGCAATCTATTCCGATGCTACCAAGTCCGGCATGACAAGCGGTTTTGCAATTCCCCGAATCAAGGCTATCAAACAGGGTGATGCCAAAGAAACTGCCGAAGGTGTGGCAAACGATGACGAACAGGACACATGGGATCAGCTTGCTTTGGACGGCGTAGAGATCAAAAAGCATCTGGTCATCACCAGAAAGATGACATGGCAGTCTATTGCTGCATTTGAAACATGGATCGCAGAGCATCTGGCACGGCGTATCGGTAATGCAAAGGACAAGCGTTGCATCACACAGCTGGACAGCACCACCTATGGCATTGATACTGACAATGTGCTGACCAATCAGGCATACGATGATGCGGCGATCCGTAGCATTATGGCAAAGGTAAAGGAAGAAGGCGTAAGATGCGTCTATGCCAACAGCAACACTGTATGGAACGGTTTGTTTGGCATTCAGGACGCAAACAAGCGACCGATCTTCCTGCCAGATCAGACAAGTGATCCGAAAATTGCAGGCTATATCTATGGTGCAGCCGTCAAGATTGATGAAAATGTAGCGGACAACACTGCTTATGTCGGCGTGCCGTCCAGTCTGTTGGCGAACAACTTTGAGGAGCTGTACATCTCCAATCAGCAGGAATCAAAGACGTTCAACACTGTCGTTGGCGGTTATTCCCTGTTTGATGCCGGTCTGGAAAATCCCAAGGCATTTGTCAAGGTAACATTCAAAACCACTGGCGAATGAGGAGTGATGCACCATGGCAATGCTGGATAAGGCAAAGTTGTCACTGCGTGTCTGCACCGATGCGTTTGACGATGAAATCCTAGATCTGATCGCAGCGGCAAAGCTGGATTTGGGCATTGCCGGTGTATCAGAAACCGAAGAAACAGACCATCTGGTCAGTCGTGCCATTGTCACCTACTGCCGGATGAATTTCGGACAGCCGGACGATTACGACCGGCTGAAAGCATCCTACGATGAACAAAAGGCACAGTTGTCCATGGCTACCGGATACACAGATTGGAGGGATTCGAGTGGATCGCAGTGATGTACTGATTTTGATCCGGCAGAGTATCTCCAAGGGTGCAGACGGCATTCAAAAGCAGCAGGACGAATCCAAATCCAAGCGACAAGTATTCTGCAATGTGTCCAGTGTATCCGGTATGGAGTGGCTGGAAGCCGGCAGGAACGGTATTAAGCCGGAATACCGGTTCACCGTATTTGCACCGGACTATGCCGGTGAAACAGTCTGTGAGTACAACGGCAGCCGCTACAGCGTATACCGAACGTACCAAGGGAAAAACGACACACTGGAACTGTATGTCAAAAAGAAAGGTGGTGTGCAGCCATGAGCCATATGAAAGGCAGCGTCAACTACGGACAGGTGGCTGATGAAATCGCACAGATTCTGGCAGACTACGGCGATCATGCCGTAAAGGTGCTGAACGAAGAAGCCGAAAAATCCGGTGAAGCCTGTGCAAAGGCACTGCGGAAAAGTTCCCCGAAAGGCGGATCAAAGCGGAAACCGTACCGAAACGGCTGGACGTGCAAACTGGTAGACCGCAGAGGAACTGGCAGTTTGATCAAGACGGCAGTTGTCCACAACAAGAACAAGCCGCAAATTGCCCACCTGTTGGAATACGGACACGCAAAGCGGAATGGCGGCATGGTAGACGGCATCGAACATATCAGACCGGCAGAAGCAGAGTATACTGAAGAATTTGTAGAGACCGTAAAGCGGCGATTGGAGAACGGCACATGACCTATGAATCTATCAAAGATTTGCTTGATGCAATTGGTCTGCCGTACACCTATCATCACTGGGACGAAGAAAACGTACCGGAATTGCCGTGGATCGTGTTTGACTATCCGGCGCAGAATGATTTTCTTGCAGACGACAGCATCTATCAGAAGATCACTGCCCTGCAAATAGATCTGTATACCGACAGAAAAGAATTGCAAACAGAAGCAATGGTGGAACAGGTGCTGGAACAGAACGGCATTGTGTACACCAAGGAAGAAACCTATATCGCATCGGAAAAGATGTATGAAATCACATATGAAACGGAGCTGATTATCAATGGCTAATACCAATACCCCAAACAAAGTGAAATACGGTTTGGAAAACGTTGTCTACGCCAAAAAGACAGTGAGCGAAGCAGGAGAAATCACCTATGCAACACCGGTCAAAATTCCGGGTGCTGTCAACCTGTCCATGGATGCCAACGGCGAACCGGAGAACTTCTACGCAGATGACGGCGTGTATTTCGTTATCAATAACAACAACGGCTATGACGGTGATCTGGAAATTGCAATGATTCCGGAGTCATTTGCTACAGACATCCTGAATCAGACCAAGGACAAGAATGGCGTGCTGATCGAGAATGCTGATGCACAGCTGGAAGAGTTTGCACTTGGATTCCAGTTCAAGGGCGACCGTAAGCACATCCGACACTGGCTGTACAATTGCAGTGCTTCCCGTCCGTCTGTGGCAGGCAAGACCACAGAAGCCACAAAGACACCGCAGACAGATACGCTGAAATTGTCTGCAACACCGCTGCCGAACGGATTGGTAAAGTGCCGTTCCGGTTCTGAAACCACTGCTGACGTATACAATAGCTGGTTTGGCAAAGTATACATGCCCGACACAACCACGGAGGTACAGACGACAGAATGAATGTAAAAATTGATAAGGGCATGACCAAGGAAATCATGATTGATGGTGTTCCGGTACTGTTCCGTGCAGATGCGTCTATCCCCCGTCTGTATCGTATCCACTTCGGGCGTGACGTTTTTGCAGATATGGGAGAATTGATAAAGCAGGTTGCACCGAATAAAAACGTAGAAGAAATCGCAAAGCAGAATTCGGAAGAACTGGAAAAGAGCGTAGACTTCGGCGAAATGAATACGGAAGCACTGGAAAATATTGCGTATATCATGGCATATCACGCTGATCGAGAAAATACAGCGGACAATATTGAGGACTGGCTTGCACAGTTTGGCATTATGTCTTTGGTAAGTGTTTTGCCGCAGATTCTGGAACTGTGGGGAATCAACACACAGTCCACCTCAGATGTAAAAAAAAAGAAAGACCCATTGACCGAGAAATAAATACCGCACTGTTTCTCCTGCGGTGTACGCAAATGGGACTGCATATGACAGATCTAAGTCTGCTGACCATCGGCATGGTGAGTGATATGATAATAGAATCCTTGAACGATTCTTACGATTATCCTAGCCTTGCGGTGCAGGCAGACTTTGATGCTTTTTAGGAGGTGAAATCATGGCAGGAAACGGAAATCAAAAGATTCGTGGCATTACAATTGAACTGGACGGTGATGCGTCTGGTTTGATGAAATCGCTGTCTGACATTGGAAAAAGCCTGCGATCTACGCAGTCACAGCTGAACGATGTCAACAAGCTGCTGAAACTGGATCCCGGCAATATGGAACTCATTGCACAAAAACAGCGGTATCTAGGTGAAATGACAGAACAAACCGCAGAAAAGCTGGAAAAGCAAAAAGAAGTTCTTGCACAGCTGAAAGAGCAGGCGGCAAAAGGTGTAGACAATACAGATCAGCAAAACGCTATGCAGCGTGAAATTATTCAGACAACGAAATCTCTGGAAAAGCTGAAAGATGATCTGCGGAATCTGGACAGTGGCAGCGGTGTCAATGAAATTACAGAGGATATGCGTGATGTGGAGCAATCCGCAGAACGTGCTGCACAGAGCATATCAGAAATGGATAATGCCGCAGAGCCGGCAGCAGACAGTATGCAGGACATGGCAGATGCCGCAGACAAGATGCAGGAAAGCATTGACGAAGCTGGAGAAACGCTGAAAAGCAGTGCATTTATGGACGCATCTGAAAAACTGTCCGGCGTGGCAGATAAAATCGTGGAAATTGGCAAAGCGTCTATGGACGAATTCAATGAAACGGAAAATGCCACCAGAAAAGCGGTATCCTACTTTGGAGAAACAGGAACGGCAGCAGAAGAAACAGCAGACATTATCCAAGATGTATACGGCAATGGTGTTGGTGACAGCATGGACACCGTGGCAGATTCTGTGATTACAGTTAAGAAGAACTTTGAAGATCTGTCCAAGGCAGACCTCACACATCTTACTGAGATCGGAACCACACTGGAAGAATCCTATGGAATTGACCTGTCAGAAACCATGCGTGGTGTCAACAGTCTAATGGAGCAGTTTGGTCTGACATCAGCCGAAGCCCTTGACTACGTGGTAAAAGGCACACAGAACGGCCTGGACAAGACGGATGAACTAGGCGATAATCTGTCTGAATATGCCGGGAAGTTTGCACAGGCAGGATATTCCGCAGGTGAGTATTTCCAGCTGCTGAACAATGGCCTTGAC